GCTAAACCACCAATCATATGTGTTAAGCCAAGGCCATAAAAACCAAGACCCGGAAGAAACTTGTAATGCACGAAGTATTGCTTCGCACGCTTCATCGGATCAGTTTCCTCGTAGCTCCTACGAACGGATAGTACATCACCTGAATCGGCAATGATTGTGACGATATAAGGAAGGCGTAGACCAGTAGGCTCGCCGTCCTCACCCATATCCTCGAAACCTTCAATGTCTAAGGACGTATGAACTTCATAAAGAGTTATATCCTCAGACGGTCCAGATGGATGTACGCCTTGAATGTCATCAATAGACTCCTCGACCTCACCCATAGACGCTTCGTCATAATTAGAAGAGCTTGGAAGTTCGATGTCTTTGTAAAATCCTACAAGCTGTAGCTTGCGAACATCATTCGAATCCATATTCAAACGATGCGTGATTCGCGGAGAAGACATAAGATCAGTAGAGCCGTAAGGCACAATCACATCTTCAGCATGAATAAACTTACTGACCGCACGCCCTTTGAGCGGGTCAAAGTAAACCTTCTTAAATGTTGATCCAATTACAGGTAAATAAAACAGCATCTGATCCAACTCAGGATCGTACTCTTCCATTTCATATGTAATCATATAATTCATATAGTCTTTGACGCGCTCAGACTGCTTAACAAGCATTTCATTCTGTGCGCCAACAACGGCGGTACGAACAGGTCCAGTGGCAGGCAACAACTCACGATAAGCCTGCGCTTGGAACTGCGTAACACTTTCAGCAAGCAAAGGATGAATAACGCCAGACGAACCCTCAAAAGGCTCACTACGCTCTTCAGTCTTCATACCAAGGAACTCTAATCCTTTTTTGTATGTATCTTCCCAGTCTTGCCGTGCCGCAAAGTCATCTTCAATTGCGTTAACAATATCGGAAGATATAGACAAAAGCTCGTCTTCCGCGATAACTTCTGCCAAGTTGCCATCAAAAGGAACGTCAGTTACAGGCTCGCCCTCTTCCTCGTACTCTCCAACAACCGCACTGCCATCATCAAATTCAGTAATCCCCGGAGTTGCTGGAAGCTCAGGTATTTCCTGCATACGAGTTGTGTCTTCAACCACTGGTTCTTCGGGGGTGCCGCCAGCACCTAAACCTTGCTCAATAGCCATTAGAAAATGTCCCTCTCGTTACCCTCAATCGGCTCAAGAGTATTAATGTTATCAAAGTCTGTAATAGGGCCACCCTTTTTCCACAAGTTGCAGACATTTTCCGCCATACATGTGAAGTCTAATTCGGTGCAGTAACCTACAGGAACGTCTTCTTTCATTCCTATTCCGTTATCAATGCAGTCCAAAACAGAAGCGCGAATGTCATAATAAGCACAGGTGCCGCATACATTCTTGTCACCTTCAGCAGCACCGTAATCTTGATCTTTAATTGCAGACTCACGATTTTCATCGTTAATAGACGAATCTTGAGTTGATAGAGGGCAAGAAATCTCCTCTTCCATCATATCATCTTCGTACATATCATCATCAACGAGTTGATTAACGCCAGACTTCAATTCTTCCATATCAATGTTAATGATGATTTTAGCCATTATTTTACTCCAGAAAATCTGGTTCCGCTAATTGCTGCACCACAACCACGAGCGCGACCAGAACCTGTGCCACCTTTCGTAGAAGCCTTTTGAGGCTCTGGATCATGCTCATACATAACGCCGTCTTTTTCAACGTTACCACCATTACCGTATTTCTTAACAGCACCGCCGCCCATATATTTCTTAACAGCGCCGCCTTCCATGTACTTCATAGCCGCTTCAGGGTCCATCTTTTGCTGAACCGCTTCAGGTAGCTTTGAAAATCCTTTATATTTTTTTGGCATATTTGGCATTAGCTTTGTCCTTTATATTTGCCGCCGCGCCCCTTCATGACACAGCCCATCTTTGGTTTCTTAACTTTTTTCTTTTTTACAGCGCCGCCATCTTCATACTTCATGACCTTGCCGCCCTTCATCATGCCAGCAGGAGACTTCTTCATGCGTCTCATCATCATTTCAAGCATTTTTATTTTATCAGCGTCTGAAATAGCTTTTTCGCCTTTAAGAATTTCTTCGTTCTCACGGCCTTCCATCATCTGAATGCGATTGCCACGCTCTAAAGCCGCAATCTCCGCTGGAGTTGCATCCATACCCCTAGCAAGACCCGCAGGGCGCATCTTTGGTCGAGGTGAACTCATCGGCGCACCGCCCATAGCTTGCTTCAGAGCTTTCATAATTGCTTGTTTTTGATCAGCCATAAAAGCCTCCTAATAATATTCTCGTTTACGCCGCATAAAAGCAGCCTCTTCTTCATCATCATAATCACTCGGAGTGGTGATAAAACCACCCTGTCTGAAACGTAGTATAGCCTGAGTCATCGAATCCGCCAAGTCATCATGTTCACCATTGGGAAATGCCGCACATTCTTCCATAACTTCATCTGAGAAATTCGTCTCAGGTGCCCACACCATGCCACTTTCAAACACAGGCGCACAGGCGTGCATACGAGTAAACTTATCAGCACCGCGGCTCGGAGTAAATGGTGTTACAGGAATACCCATTCTGCGAAGCTCTTGAGTTAATGGCATTCCACTGGCTTTTTGCTCCACTAAAACCATGTCAGGCTCATATAATTTGTAAGATTTTAACGCTTCTTCTTTTAGTTCTGGAAACTCCCAGCGACCCCTTTCAGCGTCCAAAAGGATGATATGATCCTCTCGTGTCTCATCATTATGGAATATACCCCAAGTCGTAATCGCACTGTAGTCAGCCCTGTCAGACTTACTAAACGCAGTGTCATAACTCTGGATAATATAGCTGCAAGCGGGTGGGTCTTCGTCTTCCCAAATGTTCCACCACTCACGCTTGATAATCGCACCCTCTTCAGCAGTAGGGTTCTGCATATACTGAGCGTTCCACTTGGCAACAGGAATAGACGCCTTAACGCCTTCAAGTTCATCAATCGTCCAATACTCAGGCCACAACGGGTCGCCAGACGGCATGATAGCGGGGAACTCTACAATCTCCCACTTATCAGCACCTTTTTCACTCTGCTTGCTTAAAACCTTCGCAGTCAGATCACGAATACTCCAACGGGTCATAACGATAATAATCGCACCACCGGGCTGTAAACGCTGTCTGGGACCAGATGTGTACCACTCGTAAATGTTATCTAAGGCAGTAACACTTAACGCGTCTTGTTCCGAAACGGGGTCGTCAATAATCGCCAAATCCGCGCCGCGACCCGCCAAAGCGCCGCCCACACCCACCGCATAATATTCACCACCGCCATTGGTACTCCAACGACCACTCGCTTTAGCGTCTGTAGCCAAACTAACATTCGGGAAAACATCTTTAAAATCCTCGCTCTCAATTAAGTTTTTAATTTTACGACCAAAGCCAACAGCCAATTCAGCCGTGTGCGTTGCTTGAATAATTTTCAAATCAGGTCGTCTGCCCATCAGCCAAGTCGGGAATAAATAACTCGCAAACTCTGACTTGGTATGACGCGGGGGCATGTTAATAATTAAGCGTTTTAACTTACCATCCGCTACAGCTTGTAATTTTTCAGCATAAATCTTATGATGCCTGCCCTCAATAAACTGAGGCCAAACATGCTTTACAAAATTCATAAATGTATTTTGCTTCTCAGTTCGATTATCAAGCGTCTTCAAACGCTCAAGCATCGGAGCAACCTTAGCTAACTCCTCGTCTGTTAGAAACTTGGAAAAGTCGCTAAGGTCATTCATTTTATCGTCTCATTCCACCTAAGAAATTATCAATATTCGGAGTCACAACACCGCCATTGGCAAACTTATCAATGTTACGCGTTACAACGCCACCGTTGCGTTTAAATTGAGGTTGGCGAATAATTAATCCACCCACATCAGGCGTAGGCGTTGGAGTAGGCGTAGGTGTTGGATCAGTCTCTCGTGTAGGTCTTTTCTTGAGCTTAATTTTGCCACCACCAGTGCCATCGCCTATTTCATCAATAGGCATACAAATGCCTTCTACTGGATCGAACTCAAAGCCCTCTTCACAAATCGGAATGTTGTCGTCGTCATTATCAACTTCTACTGTAGGCGTGGTTATAACAACGCCGTCCTCAGTGTTTTGATAGTTCTTTGTAGAGTCAACAACGCTAATATCGTTATCATCATTGTCGTCGTTGTTTACAATGTTAACATCCGTTTCACTTAGGCGGTTTACAACTGTTGTGGTTCCATCGTCGTTAAAGACAACAGTATCGTTATTACCATCACCACTCGCATCGTAATTAGGCTCGGCAACTCCGATAACAGTATTGCCGTCCTCGGCGTAAATAAACGTTCCACCGTTTTTGTAAGCCTCAAGTTGCTTCTCAACAAATGCTTTGTTGTTCCCAGAAATGGTGAACTGATCGCCAAAGATGCTAAATGGATTCAAGAACGTATCAATTAAATTAACTACAACGTCTCCAGCTTGATCCATAAAGCTCTGATCAGTTACATAATCACCAGCTTTGTAAATAGGCTCTCCGTCAGAGCCAATAGGACCATCCTCTTT